AAAAATAACTAAGGAGATCGAATGAGTAAGATAATTAAAAAAATAGCAGAAGACATTAAAGCGTTAGATGTTGATGATGCGGTAAAAGAACTGTTTACAAAGTCTATTGATGACCTAAACGAAGAAAACAAAGATGAGTTAACAAAGATTAAGACTAAGCTAAATGAAGCGCATTCAAAAGAACTTGAGGGTTTTGCAGGCGAAAAGGCTGAATATCTAAAAACTATTGATGGTTTTAAAAATGCAGATATTCCAGAACCTAACAAAGAATTGTTAGACAGATTAAAGATTATGGAAGATAGGGCGAAAGCATCCGAGGAATTAGCAGCAACAACAGAAAAAAAGAGAGTAGATTCTATTAAAGATTCAAAACTAAAAGATCTTTTTAGCGACTCAATTGATGCTGAATTATTAGCAGAGAGATACAAGAACAGGGTAAAGTTAGTTGATGGAAAGTTGTATACAAATGACGATGAAATGACACCAATGAGCGAATTAAAAGAGACTATCAAAGCTGAAAAACCTCACTTATGGAAAGCTTCTGGTGTTGGCGGGTCTGGTTCTGCTGGTGGCGGTGGTCAAAGATCAACGGGTGATTACTTTTCATTAGACGAGATTAATTCTATGGATGAATCGACTATGATGGCTAATTTAGACAAGGTTAACAAATCAGCAGCTCATCACGCTAAAAAATAAGTAATTGACTTTTTTCAGATAATTTTATTATATTTTAAGTAAGCTTGAAAGCTTAAATAATAACAAACTATAAAAGCTGACGCTTTAAGTTACAAAATAACTTACGGTGTCGGCTTTTTTTATGTGGCCACACCACACTAAACACAGGAGTGGTCAAATGGCTATAACATCAGTAATTCCAGCGCTAGTAAGTGCAAATCTAAACAAATTCTTTTTCGAACAGTCAATCGCCCGTAATATCACTAATACAGAGTGGGAAAGTGAACTTTTGGAAGAAGGTAAATCACTCGATATTCTCGCACCAACACCAGCAACAATAAGCGATTATGTTCACGGTGATGGTATCACATGGGAAGACTCAGGCTTCACAAAATCAACATTAACTATTGATCAAGACAAGGTTTTTGCTGTTAAAACAGATAAGCTAATACAGGTACAAGCTAAAAAAGGTATTGATATTAATGAGTCAATTGTCGATAGAACTCTACCTAATATGGTTTTAGAAGCCGACAAGCATATCTTATCTCTTGTAACAGATGCAAATTTTACGACAAATGCAAAAGGTTCTACGGCCACACCTGTTGCTATTAATTCAGCAAATATTTTAGAGACACTTTCAGAAATTGGCGTTACACTGACAGAAAGAAATGTTTCAGAAGATGACAGAATGACTGTACTTCCAGCTGGTATTTTTGCAAAAATTGACCTTGCAGGTGTAACTCTCGACACTTCAAACTCAGAAATTCTAGCAATGGGATATAGAGGTAAATTTGCAGGGTTTGATATTTTCGAATCTAATCAGGTTAATGTTTTAACTGGTGGTGATGCTGGTAAATATAAAATCGTTGCAGGCTCTTACTCAACTTTTGCCTTTGCTAATCAGTTTGTAAATGTAGAGGTAGTTGATAAGTTTGAAAATGATAGAGGTACGGGAATTAGAGGATGGAACGTATTTGGTGCTGATATCATCAACGAAGATAAAGCGGTTATCTTAACAGCTACAGTAGCACTAGAAGCATAAGATGCCAATCTCTCCTAGTGTCTTGAGAAAAAGACGAGCAGAAAAGCGAGCTAAGGCAAAAGCTGTTCTAGCTAAAATCAAAGCAGAGCAGGAGAAAGCACTTGAGCCAGTTGTTGAGCTAAAAAAAGACAAAAAAGTCACCAAAGGTAAAAAATCGACTTTGATGTCGACATAAACACCAAAGACTTAGTTAATGCGATGAGGAAGAGCCCTGATCAAATGCGAAAGGGGCTCAACCTCGCATTAATAAAAATAGGTCGTAAGCTAGAAGCTGATGCAAAAAAAGATCACAATTTCAAAACGAGATCAGGAAGTTTACAGCGTGATATTGGTTATAAAATATATAGCCGAAAAGGTGCAACATTTAAAGCCATTACATTAAAATTTGGGCTAGGTTTTGACCCTACAAATGCAACTAAAACCGATTGGGGCGGTGGTGTTAGATATGGTGTTTTTGTACACGAAGGAACAAAACCACACGAAATAAAACCAAAGAACGGAAAAGCTCTTTATTTTGGCGGAAAGTTTTATAAAAGTGTAAAGCACCCAGGAACAAAAAAAGATCAATTTATTTACAAAGCAATCAAGAAAAACAAACTTTTTATGGAAAAAGAAATAAGTAAGTCCATAAAAGAAGTAACAAGGAAATTTTAATGGCAATATATATAGATGAAAGTGAAATAACTGATTATTTAATCAAGGGTGTAAAGGACGAGTCTACAGAGTTTACAAGCTTTATTAACACTTATTTAGATAGAGCTGATGAGTGGTACATAGAGAGAGCTGAAGAAATGGGAGTTGTAGAAACTGATATACCGACATATTCACAAGGAATGAAAGGAAGTGTTAAAAAGCTACTTAGAACATTTGTATACATTGAAGCATTAACAGACTTGAAGTCAAATGGTATCGTCACAACTGATGATTTTAATAGTAAATTAGGTGGAGAAGGCTCTTATGGTGAGGTTGGGTATTTATCAGATTTTGAGAACTTAAACAACTCTTTAACTATAGAAAAAATACTAAATATACCACCTAAAAACATAGATACAATAAGTAGAACAGGATTAAAAATAACATTAGAAGCGGACAAGTAAGTGTCCGATGTAATTTGGTATGATTTATTTGAAGAGCTCAATACTTATTTTCAAAATAATAATCTGAGCGATTTTAAAGGGTATGCGCATCGACCACAAGCAGTAGATAGCACAATAAGAAAATACTATTACTTTACTAATGACAGTGAAAATAATATTGATGTTTTTGACCTTGACTCTACTCACATAACAGATGATAACAAGCCGTCCGTTACGTTTACAATAACAATTGGAACAAAGGCATCTGACAAAACAGACGTTACTCGCAAAAGTGCAGAATTAGCAATTAGCAATGCGCAAAAAGCAATTAGAGCAGAATTGTATAATTATAGATACAACGCAAGTACTGAAATGAGCAAATGTTTATACTCTGCAACTATTAATGATATACGAGAAATCGCACAGCAAGAGGGGACACAAGCAGTAGACGTTTCAGAAATGAATATAACAATATTTTATAACAAAGGAGCTTAATTATGAGTTGTGATTTGATGGGAAACGCAAAAAGTTTACCAATAGGAATAAGAAAGGAAGTTACGTATTTAACCCCGATTCATACGACATTTGACGCCGGTGAGTTAGTTAATCCAATTTTTCCAACGAGCTATGACAGCAATGTTGATACGCAAAAAGCATTTAACAAAACCTTAACAGGATCCAGAGGATTAAATGCAGACGATGCGACAAAAGGATTAAATGTTCGATCTTTGACTATTAGCGGAGATATGAGGCAAAATGGTTATGGGTTTATTAAAGAGTGTTTTCAGCAAGTTTCATCATATGACACAGATCATATGGTTTTTAAAGATGAAAGCTCTACAGTTAATTGTGTAAGTGGCACTTATACTATTTGGATACCAGAGATTAATAACGGTGTTGAGGGTGGTGAAAGACTTGCAGGCTGTATCCCTTTGACATTAGATGAGAATTTAGTTGAGGGAACTTTTGAAGCGGTATTTACACCATCGACAAAAACAGCTTTAACAGTTGCTAATACAATACCAACTTATCCAACTGATTACAATATTGATGCTTTAAGTTTTCCAAACTTTAATAAATCAACAGGTAAGCTTGTATTTGCAGGCAACGCATTAATGACATCAAGTTTATCAACTAACATATCATATACGCTAGATGACGGTAACGCTGGTTTTTATGATGAAAATGGGGATAGAAATAGTTTCTATATCGAAGGTCAAGAAACCTCTGTTTCATATACATCTCCATTGGCAAACATCGCAACAATAAGCAACATTAGTAAAACTCTAATGGATGACAATGAAAACAACACGGCGAGAGATTTTGAATTAAGAATTGTTGAAGATGCGACTACTAAAGTTGTCACAACATTTAAAGCAATTGCAAATGGTGAAACAACAGAAAAAGGCGGAAGCGGATTATATAACTTTTCTTGTGATTTTAAACCAGTGTTAGATAGTGGAACTTCACTAACGACAGTTGTATATGATGGCTATAGCGATATAACAGCAGAATTATAAAAAATAACTTGCATTGACTAAGAAAAAACTAGGAGAAAATAAGATGGATTGCGTATCAAATAACAATGTGAAAACA